CAGGCGCAGGAATACCACGACCGCCGACGTTCTGAACTTTGGCGGGCGCAGAAATTCGGAGAGCACACAATCACCTTTGATACGGCAGCGCTTGCATGGTGGAAAGAACTCGCCAGCGCCAAGCGCAGTGCAGAAACCGACCGCATTCGACTCAGGCGAGTCACCGAGGAATTCACAGGCGTGAACATAGCCACGATCAACACACCGGCTTTGGATGCCTTTGCCGTCAAGATCGCGCGCGAGGGAAGCAAGCCGAGCACCGTCAACAAAGTTTTGGCCGTGGCAAGCGGCATCCTTCGCCACTCCGCGCGCAAAGGGTGGCTCCCGGCAATGCCCGTGGTGCCATGGGCCAAGGTCAAGAAGGCCGATTACGAATGGCTTACCCAAGACGAAGCCGCGCGCCTTCTGGCGTTGTTGCCCGAGCACCTGGACACGCTAACCCGCTTTGCGCTGATGACCGGCCTGCGGCGCCAGAACGTCACTCATCTGGAATGGTCACGCGTTGACCTTGAGCGCCGCCAGTGCTGGATCAAGGCCGAGGACAGCAAGAACGGCCGGCCGCTCGCCATACCTCTGAATACGGATGCCGTAGCCGTTCTCCAAGCCCAGCAGGGCAAGCACATGCGCTGGTGCTTCCCTTACCGTGGCAAGGCCGTGATGCACACCACCACCAAGGCTTGGAAACGCGCCGTGGAAGCGATAGGCAGGCCCATGGTGACGTTCCACGACATGCGGCACACGTGGGCGTCATGGCACATCCAGAACGGCACAAAGTTGGAAGAACTGCAACGGCTGGGCGGATGGGAAACCTTGTCGATGGTGATGGTGTACGCGCATCACGCGGAAGGGTTTGCCGACGCCAAGGCTGGCAATGTGTCCCTACCGAATTTCCTACCGGCCAGCGACGAGGTATTGAATCAGGACTTTGCCGATGTGACGCAAGCCGATGATTTGACAGGTAAAAAAATGGGGTGGCTGATGGGACTCGAACCCACGACAACTGGAATCACAAGCCCCATAGCGCGAAAGAAAGCCGCATGAAAACAATCACTTACGGCGTGCGCGATGCAGGAAACGACGCGTCAGGACGCCACAAAACGCCGCGGGTTGCAACGGGATTACTACCGGGCGCAAGTATGTCTCTTTACTGCTGCGCCTGCCGTGCCGATGTGCCCGCGCGCCTGACCGATGGCGGAGAGATTTACCCGCACCGGGCAGACCTTGCCGACCTCCCGTTCTGGAAGTGCGACGCCTGCAACAACTTTGTTGGCTGTCACCACCAAACCAAAAACAGGACGCATCCGCTTGGGTGCATACCATCCCCAGAAATCAAGAACGCGCGCAAGGAAAATCCATAAAAGCGGTGGCATTCCTGTGGTCTACTACTTAATTGAACGAGATAATTCTACCCATCTGTCGCTTATTGATGCTGGTATTTTACGCATCGTCACAACGGAATAGGTTGTGGGCGTCACGTTTACGGAGCCGGTGAGCATAAACGTTACTGAATGCACGAGAGTCGTGTTGCCGTTCGTGAAAACTAAATGAACGATCTGATCGTCACTTGCATCATCGAGCGTTGTTATGCTGGTTGCGCCGGTATTTGACAGCAACAGGGAGCCGATTTTGTCCACCGAGGGTGTTGTATCTCCATCAGCTGCCGCGCTGGAAAGAGATCGAAACTCTTGAATAGCAAAGCCGCCTGCATCAGACACACGAGCGATGTCAGTAAGCCCATCGCTCGCCATGAAACGAAGTCCAACATCATCTTGCCAGAACAAAAAAGGCATCGACACTTCATTATTAGATGAGTTTGTTGGATAGCCTTTTATAGAAACCCTTTTACTAGTGCCGGTCGCTCGCAAATCCATCACGTAATTGCCGCTTGGATCGGTTGGCGCTACCTTGTGTGTGAAAGTAGACCCAAGCGCACCGTTGCCTATTAGCCAACGCCCGTACTGGTCAACTAAAAAAATAGAACGGTCAGCCGAGTCTAGGTATGTCCATGACACGCCGCCATCGCTTGAGGTGCCGCTGGAATGTGTTGGCGGTGTTGCCCCCGTGGTGCCCGCCCCGGTGCTAACGTAGTGCTTATCATCGTTTTCCCGGTACACTCCAGCGCCGGAAATAACTTGTCCAGATGCCCAGCGTTCATACCGACCTGCGATAGAAAGCCACGGCGCAAGTAATCGCACACCCCAAGACCAAAAATCACCTCCGCTCTCCTTGCGAAACTGCTGTATGGCTGCCCCTCTAAAGCCGCGCTTATCCGCAGCGCCTAAAGCAAACTGTCCGACGCTCCATAACAAGGATGCGAGTCTGTTTGTGGCTGACGTGGTTCCAGCAGTTCCGAAGTTATTGAGGTTTACTACCGCATGGTGCCCACTGTCCACAGACCAATGAGTATCATCCGGCGCGGAATCTTTCGATACGACCCCAAAGTGCTTGGTGCTTTCACCCGCAGCAGAAAAGTCATTGATGCCGCTGAAATCAATGAACACGACATCATCCGGCAAAGTCGCCTGACTGAGTAATGATGCCCTGTCATATTTCACGTTAGGGGGGATGATGAATGTCTTTTTCCCACTGTTAACAGCAGCGTCAAGTATCGTTGCGGTGTTATCTGTAGTTCCATCGGCAACAACCCCTGTAAAGTCTGTTACCGATGTTAGATCGGTGCGCAACTTTTCTTTTAGGTTACGCTGAACGCCGCCCGTAGCGGTGTGCGTTGTGGATACCAGCGCGGCGTCTGTCGCTGTGCCCGTTCCTTCGACAAGTATCGGCTGGTTGTCCTCGTCGAAGTTGATGTACTTCCCGAAGCGGTTGGCGGGTAGCATCATGTTCCCGCTAGCCGAGTCGCCAGGCGCAACGCGTAAACTTACGGCGTCCACAACCTGCATCATTAGCCATAAGCGATCAAAATCAGGGTTTACATTGTCCGCGTTCCAGTCGCCAAATTGCTGATAATCTTGCTCTCGAAGAAGCCGCAATTTCCGGTAAATGATGACAACATCACCATTTGTTGGCGCAACGGAAAACGTCACATTGCCGCCAGATACTTGCCCCACCCCTGAAACCGTGAAGCCAGAAGTCTGCTCGACGTTATCGACTTTTACGCCAATATCCTCGTCATCCTCGATCTTGAAGGTGTAAGGGAAAACCGTGGTTACACCGTTCGCCGTGGCGGACGTTATAGGGGTCTGTACTGGGGCTGTCATCGGCTTGCCTCTGCTGGTTTGCGTGCCAGAAGTGTGCCTTTGGTGCCCTGTCGGTTTCCCGACTTATCGCACGAATTCGGCCTCGTGAACGTCGCCAGCCGGCCGCCAGTGCGCCCGATCCGGCGCCCGCTCGCTGTCCCGGATATGCACCTTGATCCGCTCCGGCGTGTCGGTGATAGCCGCTGCCGACGCGTCAACGTAGTCGTCCGCCTGATTCTGGGTTTCCGGGTTAAAGTCCTTCATCTGATCCCAGATTGGGCCGTCCAGCACATCCACGTGTGCCCACAGCATGCCCGCCGACATGACCGGCTCAAACGCCTCCAGGATGCGCTTGTTCTTGTTGGCGATACTTGGCTCCTCGGCCACGCCGCACGCAATCTTGCGCTGTTTCATGCACGCCTTGAGCATGGCGGGCGCGAACACTCCGGCGCCGTTGTTCTCCACCACCACCCGCGGCACGTGGAACCGCTCCACCATGTCGCAAATCTGCCACACCTGCCCGCCGGTAAAGCGCCCGGCTTTGTCCGTTTCCACGATCTCGCCCGTGAGCGCCTCCACCCGGTGCAGGTAGCGCCTCCCGTAATCGTCCTGCAAAAGCAGGGCAACGGCCGAAACGTCGCTGTTGAGCTTGGCCGAAGATGGATCCCAGCGCATGGCCATCCCCGCGATACGCGCGCTGCCCAGCCACATTGAGGCCGTCTTGTTGGCGTACCTGATGACCGGCTCGACGTTGTACGGGATGATGCGCTCCGGGTCTAGGCGGGTTTCACCGATGGGCTTGGCCTCAAGCTGGTATTGGCTGTCCCAAGCGTTGAGCGTACGCGTCTCCTTGCGCTTAAGCTCGATTTCCTCGCGGGTGAACCGCTCCGGCCAGGCGCACAAGCTGCAAATGTCGATCACCATTTTTGGCGGGGTGTGGAACTCGATGCCGTTGGCGTTGCGCCGGTAGTCGATGCCCTCCACCATCATTCGAGCGAATTTGCCAATACCGGCCAGCACGTACAGCCCATCACCTCCCACCGGGTGCGAGTAGGCGTACCGCGTCTTTGTGTCGGTCTGCTCGTAGCGCACCATGTGCTCAAACAACGGGATTTTGAGCAAGTCCGCGCCCCCTTCGATCTGTTCCGTGTAGATGCTGTCGTGCGTGTGTGGCGTGCCTACGAATGTCTTTTGCCAGTCCACCGTAAGGATGTGGGTAGACTCCTCGATTTTCTGGCGCAGGTTCAGCCGCGACTCGGCTTTTTTGATGTTCTTCGGCACTTCAATATCGTCGAAGTCCGCATCGTCCGCGCGCGAGCCGGTGGCGTTGCTGTTCACGCCCACCGCCTCCATGCTTGGGTTTCTGGCGTCGCCAGCACCCACCACCCAAAACGACATGGCCCCCGGCCTGCCCGGTGGCAGCATGCCCACGCAAAGCGGATGCCTGCGCAATACGTTCAGGGTGTCGCGCGTCAGCTTGCCCGCCAGCTTATCGTCGGCGGCGTAGATCAAAGAGCGGTTATTGCGGTTGCGATATAGCTTGTATGCCTTCCACACCGCGTAAATGGTGGATTTTGCAGCGCCGCGGAACACCATCAGCACGCGCACCCGCGCCTTGCAGGTGTCCAGCCATTGGCATATACGCACATGCAGCAGCGGGACTTTCCAGCCTTGCAGCCGTGCCCACATGATGAAGAAGGTCAGAAACGAGACTTCACGATTTGCCATGTACGTGCCGGTCAAAGGCAGCCTTTTTTGTGGTGCGCTGCAAGGAATCCAGCAGCTTTGTCGCGTCCTTCTCGGCGGCCTTTATCTCGGCGTCAAGCAGGTTTTCCGATGCCGGGTCATCATTGCCCAGCCCCGCGCCTGCGGGCGTTTTGGACGTGTGCGCCAGGTTATCCATTCGGCAAATAAGCGACAGCGTGGCCACGGCATTTTTCTTGCACCAGTAGCGATCACCGCGCGTTTGCTGATCCATCTCGGCTGGCAGCACGTCATGCCCAGGCCAGTTTTCCGGCTCTGCCTCCTGCACAAAAACATCCACGAGGCGGGCGGACAGGTCTTGTAGTTTGCTGTATTGGTCGGGCCTCATATTCCCTTTCCTGTAGAATTCAAAGAATGCCACTGCCCGTCACCCTCGCCGCCGCCCTGCTGATCTTCGGCAGCGCGTGCGCGGCTGCGTTTGCACTGTCGTACCCGGTGCTTGAATGGGCGGGAAATCAGCGTTCCGACTTTGCCGCCACCATCGCCGTGTTTTGGTGTGTCGCCGTGTTCGCGGCGTGCATGGTCTGCGGCTTCCGCGTGCTGTTCCGGTACGCGCGATGGGAAACTGAGCGGGAACGCGGGCAGCATCAGCGCGCCACCTCCGAAGGCCGCAACCAGAATTCCTGATTGTTTTCCTTCTGTATGCGCGCTTCCATGCGCCGCAGGTATCCGGGGTTCATCGCCTCCTGTATCTCGTACAAAACCAAGTAATCCAGCGCGGGCTTGACGTAAAACAGATTCACAAACGGCGTATTGCTGACTACCGTTTTCATCGCGCTACTCGCCACGTCATCCCCGTTCATCAAGCGTGCGCGCAGTTCGTCAATATCGGCAACCGTCGAAAGGACTGGCCCGCCCAGCGTCTCCAGCAGTGAGCGCCCGAAACGCGAGGATTCACCCAGCACGAAATCGCCATAGATGCCCATGGCGCCGCCCTGCATCATCGCCGCCCCCATGGTCTTGGGCGAGAGTGGATCGCGCGGCTCCCGGCCTTTGAGCAAGTCCTTGATGCTCATGGCGGCGTAACCAAAAAGCGTGGTGTACAGCACCAGTTGTGCAATGCCGGTAAATTCCGTCATCCCGGCCTGTCGCGCCGTGTCCGCACCGTAGCCGTAAAGTTCGCGCCCGAATACCTTGTGCATCAGGGCCGTGGGAAAGCTCTTGAACTGCGAGATGTACCGCAGTAGCTCACCTTCGACGGTGCCCGGCTGCGTGCCGCGTTGCAGCCACCAGCGCGAGCGCGCATCGGGTTCGATCACGGCATGGTGCGCGCGGTCGATGTAGAAGCTGCGCAAGGATGCCGCGAGGTCTGCGCGCAGGTTTTCTGCGGCTCGCTCGCTGGCTGGTAGGCCTTTGCTGGCAAGGTAGGCCGTCAGATCGGCCCGGCTCACCGCCTGCATCCCCTCTGGCGTCAGGTATGGCCGGTCATCGGCCAGCTTCACCCCGGACTGTCGCAGCAAATCCCACTTGCCGGAATCAATGCCGTAAAGCGACAGCGTGCGCGCCGCGCTTTCGGGTAGGCCGTCCCATGCCTTGCCCGCCTGCAACGCCATGTAGTGCGCGCTCGACAGGGCTGACGCGGATCGCAGGCTTTCCGTCCACCAGGTCAGCCCGTTCATGCGGAAAAACTTCTGCATTGCCCACGTCATGCCCTTTCCGGTCAGGTCTTGGGCGTCGAAGCGCGCGAATACCTCTCCCAGCATGGACTCATGGAACACACCCAGTGATGCCAGCATGTCAGCTTGCTCGCCCTTGGGCCTACCCTGCAATACGCCGCCAATGGCCTCGGTGATACCCGACAGAAACCCCTTGCCCTGAGCATACCGAACCTCTGACGCGTAAACAGGCACGTCCGTTATCGAAGTAATGACAGCGCCGCCCAGCTTGCTTATCGACTGCCACGCGCGCAGGTTCGCCCCCACCTTGGCTGCGGTGGCGTTACCCGGAATGCTTGCGCGCCCATCCACGTGCGCCAGCATGTCGATTACCTGCCGCTGCATGTCGGAGAACTGGCCGCGCTCCTGCCCCTTGAGCGTATCCGCCACGCGCGACATTGCCGCCTCAAGGTTCGCTTGCGGGTTGGTGCCCAGCACTTTCATGATACCGGCCTGCTTTGCCGCAGACTGCAGCCCGGTCAACACCGCCTCATTGAGATTGCCGACGCCAAATTTCGCGTTGTAGTCAAACCACGCATCAGCATCCAGAAAGTGCAGCGTGCGCGATTGGGACGCGCGCTTGGCGATGTTCGATGGCCCCTTGAACCCCGCCATTTCCGCGCCGGGTATGGCGTTCATGTGGTCGCCGCTCGACAGGTCATCGAACACGCCGCGCAGGAAAGCATCGCGGTTCAATTCGGGGTTTTCGGATTCGATGCGCCGCCAGTCCAGGCGCGGCTCGATCTCCCCGCGCCACTGGTCGAAACCAGCGGCGTGAATCTTGTACATGTCGTGAGACTGGCGGACGATGTAGCCCTCGAGCTTGCCGATCCACGAGCCGAAGCGGTTTCGGGTCAGGCGTGACGCCTCTTGGTAGGTGTGCACGATCTTGGCGATGTCTACGGCCTGATCCGCCAGCCCGCGCATATCCGGCGTGTCCTTGCCCAACTGCCACAGCGCGCGGGCAATGTCTCTGTCCATAGCGCCAGCCGTAAACACCTCGCGCAGCCCGGCCTTGTCCAGATCGTGCGCCAGTGCGCCGATCCACTCCCCGGCGAACTGCTTCTGTTCGGCAGCGGCCGATGCGCGCCCGCCCACCTTTAGCCGTTCGGTGCCCGCCACCAGCGCAAAAGCGCCCTCACGGAAGCCTTTGGCCGTGGCCGGGAATTGACGGATGAACGACTCGGCGCGCATGCGCACTTGCAAATTCAGGTACGCGTTTCGTTTCTCGATCACGGCAGCGATCTTCATGCCGTTGTAAACGTCATCGGCTGCGGCCATTGCCGGGTCTTGCAGGCTGTCGGCTTTGATCCCGGATTCACGCTCTCGCTTGGCCGCGCGCAGTTCAGTAATCAGGCGCTCAAGCTCGCCGTCCGTAAGGTCTGGAACAGCCTTTACCATCACTTCTTCGCATGCGCTACGGGCCATCACGCCACCCCGCAGGCAGCGCCCGCACGCAGGGCTTTTGAGTAGGCTTCCGCGCGCTGTATCGCTGCGTCGTACGGCTTCAATTCGTCCAGCAAGTCACGCATACCCAGCGCCTCCGCCATTACCTTTGTCTGTTCCACGTGAAACGCCATTTCTTCGTCTGCCGATTTCACATCCGCTGGCTTGGATGTCGCCGCCTGCGCGTGTGCGGCTGCGCTGGCTTTTGGCTCGTGCGCCATGTAAGGCGCGCTTTGAGCGGCGGCGCGTGCACCGGCCACGGCCTGCTGTTCGGTCGAGCCGGTAAGCTGGCGAATGCTGGGGTCTACGGCCAGCAGTGAATCCACGGTGATTTGCCGCCCCTCCACCGCCTGCGCAATCGCGGCGCGCATGGCTGACTGCCGGGTTTCCGGGGATACGCGATCCAGCAACAGCGCCGCCTCCATGGGATTGCGGCCCAGGTCGATCAGGCGTTGTGCGTCTGCGGCCATGCGCGCGGACAAATCGCGCTTGGCGGTCACCGCGCCGGGGCTGTCCGGCGAGTTGCCGCGGGCAAGCGTTTCCCGGTCAATGGTATCCATCGCCGCCAGCGTCTTACCCATGCGTTCGTTGATGTAGTCGGCCTCGTGGCCCTTTTCGAGCGCCTTGATGAAGATGGAATCTTCGGCGTTTCGCTCGAATGCAGGGGTAGCCAGCACGCGGGCGGCACGATCAACTTCCGGGCTGCGCTGGTTTTGAAGGGCTAGGTTATCGTCTGCGGTGCGCAGAAATCCCGGCTTGGCCTCGGCGTCCGCGATGCGCTGCGCCAGATTGAGCGCGTCTACCGCCTTGGGGTTCGGCTTCAACACGGGCGGCTCAAACACGGCCCGCGCCACTTCTGGTGGCATGCCCGCCGCTGCCTGCTCGCGCGGGGTCGGTGTCCCGGTATCAGCCGCCATCCGCCACCACCCCGGCTGCACCACGTCACGGAAAGCCCCGCCAGCAGCGTGCAGACCGCCGCCAAAGATGCCGCCGAAGCCGATATTGAGCAGGCTATCAACCATCGTGTAATCGGCCTGCTCGCCACGCTGGGCGGCGTAGATGATTGGCTCAAGGACGGCAGCACCAACAATGCCCTCTGCCGCGCCCACGCCCGCCCGAACACCGGCCCGGCCCAATGCGCCGCCAGTGCCCGCCACCATCGCCGCGTAACGCCCTGGCCCCACCACCGGGATAAACGCCGAAGCGATGTTGAGCGGGTCAAACAAGGATTCAACCAGCCCCACGCCAAGCCGCGCCGCGCCCGCCGCCAAGCCATCCGGCCCACGGCTGAAAACATCCTGCCGCCGCAGTTCTTCGCGCTTGGCCTTGATGAGCAACTCCAGCGCCCTTTCGTTGATACCGGAGTCCGGCACGGTCAGCGGCAAGCGCTCTTGCTTGATGCGCTCGCGGGCGGTGGCGGCATCCACCCGCCGCGCTTCTTCGTAGGTGGGCGGAATACCCAGCATGGGGTCGCCGGGGTCAAGCACCGTATCTCGGCGCGCGGTGAACTGATCGTTCAGGCGGCGCAAAGAGTTCAGCGGGTTGGTATTCTGCGTATCCTCAGACTGTGTGCGCAGGGTGTCGAGCAATGAAGCCGGGTATTCCGCAAGCGGTGCGCCCCGGCGCAGGTTCATTTCTCCAGCGTATAGGGGCATATCAGCGCCCCCCCCTCATCTCAGCCACTACCTTTGCGCGCTCTTGCGTCAATATCCTGCGCGCCTCCGATGTCAGGTTGCGGTTGTTCAGTTCGGCATCGATCTCGGACAGGTTAAATTCCAGTTGCTTCGCGCGTGAACCCTGCGGCGCGTCAGCGCGAGGCGAGACAGGCGCGGCGGGGGGTGTTGACGATGGCGCAGGCGCAGGCTTTGGCGTGACCCGCATCCCGGTTGCCGCGCCGCCACGAGATTCTTCAAATGGCATGACGGCCGCTGGCGCGTCTGGTTTTTTGGCGATGTCCTGCAACTGCTTCCATGTGTAGGTAATCGGCCCGCCGTTGCCGTGTTCTACGGATTGCTCGCCGCTTCTTCCGCGCATCCATAGCTGCACGCCGGAATCGTCGCCCAGCGTCACAAAAAAACCATTTGCCTTGAGCGATGCGGCCAACTGTTTCGCCGTGTATTCTGCGCCAAGGATTGCCGCCTCATGCGCGGGAACCCTAACCGGGATGTTTCCTGACTCAGCCAGCGCGCGATTCATGCCGCGAATGGCTTGGCGAGCGTCGATGTCTTTTGACTTCGGTATGCGCGCGTTGCCATGCACCTCGTAACGATCATTGAACACATCACGCGCCGCCCGCTTGGCGGCGTCAATGGGTTTGATGTTTTGCCCGCGATAAATGAGCGCCAGCTTTTCCGCTGCCTGCTCGTAGTCGTTGTACGATTCCGCGCCTCCAGTAGTCCAGCCCCACAGCGAACGGCGAGCGCCGTCGAGTTCCGCGGCGAGTGTCTCGTTGATGACTTTGGAATCTTCGCTGCTGACGCCTTTTTTCAGTTCAGCAATCGGCATGTTAGCGTGCATGGACAGCACCGAAGCAGCAGGAGAATCGCCAAGGTTTGCCACTACACGAGCGGTCGGCCCGATGTCCTTGGCGATCTGCGAGTAAACCTGCGGCCAGTACTTGCCCCACATATCGGCCTGCATCTGCAACATGACAGCCGGGCCTTGTCCGCCCTCCGGTTGCGTCACGAACTGGTTGGCGATTGCGGTCGCCATTTGCTTTGGCAGCACTGGCAGCGCACGCGATACACGCCCCGCTTGCGCCGGAGTGTTGCCAAGCCGCTCTTGCTCTGCGATGGTGGCAGCGGCAAAGCGTTGCGCGGCGTCCCTGCGCTGGGCGGCGGGAATCACCGGGTTATTTATCGTTTCCTGCAACAACTCGAAAGCGGGCTTTACCGTGTTTGGCGACGATTGGATGGTAAACATCACCGGGTCATCCGTCTGCGCCTGATTGACGCGCCGCACGGCATCGGCAATGGTATTCGCGCGGGCAACTGAGTCCGCATACCCGGCGCCGGTCTGCTGCGGTAGCGCCGCATCCACAGCGGCGGCACGCTCGCGCACCGGCATGGCTTGCACCTGTGTGATCACATCCGCCATCGCCTGCGATTGCTGGTAACGCTTTTGCACCTCCTGCGCCTGCGGGCCAAAGGCGGCGAACATGGACGGGTCAATCATCGTGCGCTTGCCGTCATTCGCAGCAACTTCAGCGTCACGTAGCAGGCCGTTTGCCTGATGCACCAACAGGCTGCGCGTTTGCGAAAGCTGCTGTTTTGCCATGCCGATCACGCGCATTTTCATGTCGGATGGCAAGCGGTCAAAAATGGTATCCGTGGATTTTCCGTAGGTTTCGCCAGTGGTCACGCGCACGTTTGTGATGCCCGCCTCATTTGCGGCCATGGCCATCGCCTCGGCCTCTTGCGGGTTCTTGGCGTTCGTCACCAGACCACGCATGGCGATGTCGTTCGCCATCACTGGAGCCGCCGCCGCAAACAACGCCGCGCCCATGTTGTCACGCCGCGCCGGGTCTAGTGCGCCCTCGTTTTTCTGGAACAGGTCAAGCGCATACAGCGGGTCTTTCATGCGCGCGGTCGCAAAGCGCTTTTCCCATGCGGAATTTTCGTACACCTTGGCCCGTAGCGCGGCATCGTTGGCGTCCAGTCCCATCGCCCTGCTTTGCGCCGCCGCTTCATTGCGAGCGATGGTGATGGCCTCGTTAAACGCCGCATCGTTGTCGTATGACATCGCGGCGGAATCAATGCTTTGCTGCGCACGGCTCTGGCTTGCAGATAGCTGCACAACGCGGTTTTGCGTCTGTGCGTGGCGCGATATGCTGTCGATAGCGCTATTCAGGCGAGAACCCGATACCAGGTCAAACGCGGATTTTGCTTTCGGGTCTTTGATCCCGGCGCTGATCTCATCGCGTATTGCCTTGGCGGATTTCGTGGTGTCTGCGTAGCTTGAAATAGCATTGCTGCCGACCTTCCCCATGTACCCTTTGTCGGGATCGTGCTGCAATTCCATGAGTCGGCGCGTCAACTCGGTGTCGGCGTTTTTCGCCTGCACTTCGGTTTCGTGCGCGCGAATCTCTTGCAGGGCCTGCGTCGCATAGCTGACACCGACCTCGCCAAGTTTTTGCAGCCCAGCCCCGCCATTGTCAAACGCCCCCGAAGGGATGTTGACGCGCGGCGCGGGGTCTGCGATGGCGTTGCCGAAATTGCCGATTGGTATGCGTGCCATTGTCAAATCCTATTCTTGAGGAAACGCACCGGGCGCATACCCTAATTTGTTGGTTCCGCCGCCCGCCGTGGTGCGCCAGTTGCCTTTGTAGTAGTCGCGCGCCGCGCCCAGCACGGAACCGGCGGCATTGAAATACGAATTGGTCACTGCGTTGTCCCCAGCCGTTTGCAGTAGCGATGCTTCCTGCGTGGCCGATGACATGGCGCGCTTGCCGCTTAGGATGGCAGACAGCGCATCCTCCTCGACGTTGGTTGAGATGGTCTTGTCGATCTCCAGCGGCGTGCCCTCGCCCAGCTTGACGCCAGATGCAGCGAGCGCCGCCTTTGCCTCACCGCGCTGTGCCCGGCCCGCTTTGCGGATTTTCTCTGCCTGCGCCTGCGCGGCGTCTTGTCGATACAGACCCTCGTTCAGCGTTTGCACCGCGCGGGCGTCTGCCTCCTGTTTCCTGGCTTGCCCTTGCTGGATGGCGCCCAGCGCGGAGATACCTGCGGCAACTGCCATTATTATCGGGTAGCACATTTGTTAGCCTTCCAAAAGTCGTAGAAATTGGGGTTATCGTGGGCGGGCTTGTCGGAGATCGTGAACCCAAGCCAGCGCAGCCACGCAAGTGATACGGTGTTGTCCACATGCACGCGGTTGAATAACAGCAGGTTATCGCCCATCATGCGCTCGACCTCGCCCACGGACGCGCGCAGGAATTCACGGCCCACGCGGTGGATTGCATCAGTTCCCAGCATCCAAGGGCTGGCCACACCCGGCGCAGCGGTCGGCGTGACCCCATATACCGCTGCCACGTCATCCCCCACCACGGCGGCACGCGTCCAGGTGGATATGCGGGCGCTTTCCCGCACGGCTTCGGCCGGGTCGGGTAAGCCGGTGGCGCGCAGTTCCACCACGTCAGCGGCGCGCAGGTGCGCGGCGACGTATTCAACATCGGCGGGCGTAGCGTCGCGCAGTTGCATCATTGGCTTTCCGCCCATCGTTTTGCGGCGTCAAGGTCTACTCGGCAAGAATCGCCCGCCGCAGCGATTCGCGCGCCTGATTGATCGAGTTCGCCCATTGCTCGCTCAAACTCGGAGCGGTTGACGCAGGCTCGCGCAGGACTTGCGGCAGTGGGGGCGGGGGCGGGCAAGTAACCGCCAACGGCACGGCTTTGGGCAAGCTGCATCCAGCCACGAAAAGCATCAGCAGCAGCGGCGCGAGCGTTCTTAAGGTCGGCATCAGCAATCCTCTTTCGTTTCAAATCGTTGTCGGCTTGCGCTTGTGCGCGCAGCCGGGCCGCGTTTCCTTCGGTTTCCACCTTGGCCTTGAACTCGGAAAAATCGCGCGCCAGCGCGTCATATCGCGCCTGGCCAAAAGCGTGCATCCACCACGCCCCGAACGCAGCGCACGCCAGCATAAGCACGCCCAGCGCCGCCCACTTGGCCCACCATGGCAGGATCAGACTTAGCACCCGGCAATCCTTTTCGCCTCATCTGCCACGGCGCGAACTCGATTAAGCCATCCTGCGCCAAAGGTGCTAAACGTGGGTAATGAGCGGTAAAACGCCTCTTTCGCCGCGCTATAGGACTTCATCAGTGCAGCCGGATCGCTGGCCAAAACTTGCGCCATGGTGACGGGGCCGATAATGCCATCCTGCGTTAGGCCAAGTGCTGCTTGTAGCGTTTTCGCCGCGCGGCCAACACCAGCATTGACAGCAAAATCAAAGACCATGTAATCAACACCGCGAGGCAAGTTGTCGCAGTGCGATGGCATCCAATACCCCTCATGGTAAATTTCCTCGATTTCGGTTTGCGTGATGGCGCGCAGTTCCGTTTTTGTCACGGTACGTTGCTTGTAACGGCGATAGGTGTCCATGGTGACGCCGCGCATGGTCGCGCCTCCAGGGTCGCTGGGATGGTCTGACCATCCGCCTTCTGACTGCAAAACAAGAGCAAGCGCTTGTTTAAAATTTTCTGTCACGTCCGATCCTCCACCCGCCGCGCGGGCATGCTTTTGCGAAAACGGTTTACCCGCCGCGCCACGTGCCGCAGCCAGAACACCGCCAGCCCGCCCAGCAGCAGCATGTATTCGCCGTGCATCTCGTAGGTACGCATGCCCGTGGCGGCCTCAATGATGATGATCGCCCCGCCCAGCGCAATGGCGCCAAGCGAAATCTTGCCGACGATGCCATCGTTGTACTTGCACCACAGGCACAGGAACAACGCGATACCCACCAGCATGCCCAGCGACGTAAACACAATGAATTCCTTCATAATGGTCACGACCCCGGACGCTTTACCCAAGTGGCGATCTGCTCGCCCCATTTGCTTTCGCGGATGATCGTTTGCAGCGCAGCAAGCAGGCTCATGCCGAACACCCCCAACACAAACCCAACAGCGCCGGTGGCCGCCTCCGATAGCGTGAAGTACTCCGCCAGCGCAGGCGCGCCCACGTAAGCGCACGCCGCCCCGCCCGAGCAATACACCAGCCGCGTGAGCCAGTGCATGCCCGGCTGGGCGAAGTACATCGACAGGCATGCGCCGATGAGCCCCCACAACAACACGCCCTTGCTTTTGATGCCGAGGGCTGCGGCCAGTTGCTCGATCATTGCAATAACTCCCTTGCCCGCGCTGCGGTAATGGTGAATCTATAACCGGATGCCGGGTTAGCCAGCCACTCCGCGATTGAGTCCGTACGCTCCGGGTAGTGACGCAACTGGACGCGGTACGCCCACACTTCGGCCCACAATCGGTAATGCTCTGATTTCAGATACAGGTCGCCATGCACACGTTCGCCCCACGGGATAGACAACGCCGCGCACAACAAGCCCACAGCCAGCGGCACGACTGGCGACACGATGTAACCAGTCACAAACCACAGCAACGCCGTAACCGCGATGCAAAGCTGCCATTGGTCTACGTGAGTAAGCTCATGCGCAAGCAACCCGGAATCGCCTTTGAACTCCGGACGGATGCGAACCTCGTTGCGATACTGCGCACCCGCACCAGTAGATGCAACGCCATCTGATGTGTAAATCACCTTTGCGCGCCAGCGGTCAAAAAGCCTCACATCACCCCCCGTTGTATGTAATGCTGCGGATCACCGCCAGCAAATGAAAAGGCATGGGCGCGGTTTGCGTGATTACGTCGCTGGTCGCGCCCCTCGCCCAGCCGATAGACGATGCCCGCTTGTCTCCGGTGAACACCTCCGGCGCGAAGTCCAGTTGATCC